GTCAATTCCAGTGCGATATTCGTAGCTGAACATTAGGCTTCCTCCCAACTCGACAACAAGCCCAACACTTCCTCGTCTGATAAGACGTGCTTCTCGTGCAACATCTCCACAAGTTTGCCCAAGAACTCAGCGGTATTAGAGGCCGTGTATTGTGCAGCCTCTAGGGCTCCACGTTCATAATCGTGGCCGTCGCATTCACGTTCGACTGCCGTAGATAAATCCACCGGCCGACTGCATTTGTAAGACTTGAGTTTCATTTCATTCTCCTGGCTTGCTCTACCCCCACCACCCTACCGGAAAGAACAGGATGTCGTATTAGGTTCCGTTCGCTCTAAAGGCTTGCCACGCGGCAAGGGAAAATCCGCAGGCTATCACTAACCACAGCCAAAAGAGTGATGTACTATAGGTTAATAAGCCAGCGGCAAGTATTAGAACTGTGCTGACACCAAAGAGAACGATCGTTGGGGATAGCATGGTTCAATCGCCCGTTTTGATGCGGCTTTCGCTCAGAACACGTTCCTGTTCATCCCAAAAGGCTTGGTTCCAGCCTGCCACGAACCACTCACGTTCAAGCATGATGCTGTAATTCTTGATTGCGAAACGTTCAGCAGCCGCGTAGCTTGGAATTTCTCCGCTGTGGTAGGCGTGTTTGCCAGCCTTTTCCGCGTTCGCTAGGGTTTGGTTGGTCATCTTCATCTCCGTTCCCATCTACGAGTAACATAGAGACTGCTGGACGATTTGTCCAATCACGAAATGTTACAAACCGAATGATTTGGCGATACGTTCTGCCATCTCAATACCGCCTTGGTTGACACAAGCGACTGCTATCCGTACTTCGGTGTTGAAACGTCGCGATGATAGGTGGTCCAACGTCCCATGCTCCGAACGCATGTACCCTTCAATATGGCGAGGGTCGTAGGTAGGCGCGATTTGTTGGATTTGTTGGCGGTAGTTCATGTTTAGCCCTCCGTTCCATCTACACAGAACATAAGACAAAACGTCCAAGACTACAAATCACGAAATGTTACAATAAAGTGCGGCCGCTATTACAACCTAATATTTTTTTCAACCCTTGCGTGCATATAGATAAGAATAGACCATGGCTAAAGGCTTCAAAACAGGTGGGCGTCAGAAGGGAAGTCCCAATAAGATCAAGGCTGTCTCGTCTGGCATGGATGAGGCAATCAACGAGGCATTTGAGGTCGCGAGTGCTAGTGACGAAACCCCATTGCAGTATATGCTAAGGATCATGCGGGACTCACGGGCTGCGGTCGGTCGCCGGGACAATATGGCAAAGGCGGCTGCGCAATACCTGCATCCCAAGCTCGTATCGACCGAAACCAAAGACATCACCGAGAAACCGCAGACCGTTGAAGACGCTTGGTCCCGTGTCTTTGCCCAGATCAACAAAATGGGTCTTCGGCCCGAGGACGTATTCCAGCGGCAGGGCGTAGTTGTGGACGAGGAACGGGGGACTGCGCACTAAGGTTGACAACGCGGCGGGAATGTGGTCGAAGGAACTATGGAACCTGACGACCTCGCGCCTTCCCGTGGCATAGTGAACGGGCTCCTGATCTCGTCTGCACTCTGGCTGCTATTGGGCTGGGCGTTCTATGCGCTTTAACATCAACGTGGATTGCCCGGAACTGAGGCTTGGCTAGTCAGTCTTTTGGTAGTAGCGTTTGTCTTCTATGTCGTGACTCGATAGGGGATGGGAAGTGTCACGGTCGCACCGGAATGCGGGACTTAATCAGCTAGGACCGAAGCGCTGGGTTGAGGACGGGCTAAAGCTCAAGCGCACCGGCATGAAGCAGCACCATGCCTTGGTTTCGCTCACTGGCGAGGATAAGGCTGCGATCGATGCATGGCGTAAGAGACACGGGATAGTCTCGGTTGATTATGAGATCGCGAGACGGGAACTTATCACGCTGAAAAACGCATGGCACGCTGGGCGTCGCAAGGTCACTCCAAGCCTGCCTAAGTTGAATCTGCCACCGCTGTTGGATGAGCAGTGAGCACGTACACTGAACAAAACGCTAAACTGAGATTGTGCCCATTGCTCACTATTGCCAATCGGATGGCAGATGTCAATGCTGCATCAACGCCTTGTCTAGCCAGTGGTTGTATGATGTGGCGTTGGGATCGTTTCGCTAATAGGATGAGTTCGAGACGCGGAGAGGACCGGATTGGTCGATGTGGCCTTTCTGGAGAAGATGAGGGAGACTAACATGAAATTCTCGATAATGGATCATAGCGGTCACAGTACCGAGGCGTTCGACAAGGCGTCGGCCGAATCCTTGGCTGCCGCCCAAGCTCGGTTCGATGAACTGATTGCCGAGGGTCGGACTGCCGCAGTACGGACTGGCGAAGGCTCTGGCCGAGTGATTAAGGCGTTCGAGCCGGCCGATGAGGTGCTGTTTATCCCGCGTCTCATGGGTGGCTGATTGCCTCTCAACGCTAGGGATATTGCGCTTCGGAGTGCGGAAGAGGCGTTCTATTCGGTCATTCGTAGTGCTGGGCAAGATCGTCCGCCGTACCTCGACCGCATTGATTATCATAGGAACCACGACAACGGTTCTCTAGCGTTTGAAGCGCGGTTCCACTCCTATGTAGGCCAATCTGTTCATTGGATGCTGTTTGAGAGATTGGACTACTCTCGGTTTGATCTTGGCGGGTATGTTCGTGAATGCCATTCGCTCTATTCCCGCCTATACGAAGATCACATGCTACAATTGGAGTTGCAACCAAGACGGGAGGCACTTGAGCGCCTATACCGGATAATGGCGCCGGCCCATATGATCGAGAACGCCCGTGAGGACTATAGGCGATTTGAAGAGCACTTACGGCGGCATCACAGTTACGTGCGTCCTGGCTCAGTGTGGAATGACCCAAATCCGTACTACATCAACCGGACCATACGCGAGATCGAGCCGTTCCGACATGAAGGACCAAGCCAAGTATTCAGGGACGTAGAGGAAACGCTACGTCGGTCTCGCAATGCAGTTGAAGCCCAAATGTTTATGGGCAGCGCGACGACCTCCACGACGGCAACCGAACAGCGGACGTTGACGGCTGACAGTGTACTCCGAGCGTATGAACGTTTTGCGTCCACTCCTAGCTCTTGGAACAATCTTGTAGCCTCAGACCTAACCGAAGCTAGTCTCCAGCGTCTACGTGACTATGTTCTAGGCGACTATGCGCCTCAAAATACAGAGGCCGACAAAAAGGGCATCGAACTACTCAAATCCTGGCTGACACCTGACCAACTAGCCCAATACGAGAAGTCAAAGGCGTTCGAGGTCACAGGTTCGCACACTGGCAAGCGCTACCGAATCAAGCACGGTCGGCAGATGAACATCGAGGAACTTGACAAGAACGGGAAACGAGTTCAGGGTTTATGTGCACTGCCGATCGGGACGCTTGTGGCCGGCGATTGTGTTCTTGCCCAAAAGCTCGCGATCGAGACCAACGAGAAGCAATTCCTAGAGGTTGCAAATAAGTTCGCATGAGCATGTTGCAACGCGAGATAAACGGCCTAGTCTCTGAACTTGACTTCGCATCTAAAGATAAGGCGGAATCACCACCAACCCGTGATTTGATGCGACGCGCGAAACAGTGCATTGAAGAGCTATTGGGCCACGAACGTAGGGCTAATGAAGTTGCTGATAGGCTGGCTAAAGTTTTAAGCCTGCAAGCCGAAGCCATTTGCTCCTGTGGCCAGATGCCAAAGTCTCGTTGCGATGGGGCAACGACGTGCCAATTGGGGTAATATGATGGGATGGGCAAGCGGGAGTCGTCTATTTAGTTCAGTGATCGAGGCCGTCAAGCAGACTCGATTGAACGAAACAGAGCGAGAGCATCTTTACGAAAAGCTAATTGACGCCTTTGCGGACGCCGACTGGGACACGATGGATGAGTGTCTTGGCGAAGATAGCGCATACGACAAAGCCTATCGGGCGTGGTCAAAGGCACATGGATTTGACGAAGACGATTGAGCCTAATCCCATTTCTCTCTGGCAAGCATAACCCCTCCGATGTCCTGCTTCTCAATGAATACATTGCAGACGCGGAAACCGTAGAGAACAGGATAAGGTACGAGAACAGCCTAAGCGAGTTCGTAAAGGACGCTTGGCACGCGGTTGACCCGAGTACCTATCAAGAATCTTGGGTTATCGACGCGGTTTGCGACCACCTGATGGCAGTTTCCACAGGTGATATTAAGCGCTTGCTGGTGAATGTGCCCCCACGCACTGGCAAAACTACCGTGATTTCAATACTTTATCCGATGTGGACATGGATACAGCCTAACGCAGACCCAGATGAAGACTTCCTACGTGGTCCGCATGTCCGGTTCCTGTGTGCGAGCTACGATCACTTCCTTGCCATGGACAACTCGAACAAATCTCGTCGGTTGGTCTATTCGCCTTGGTTCCAGAAATACTGGCCTGACCGGATACATCTACAGGTAGACCAAAACGCTAAGGCTAAATGGGACAATACGTTCGGAGGGTCGCGGCAGTCTACATCAGTTGCGGGTGGTCTGCTTGGTCGCGGCGGGGATGTTCTGATCGGGGATGATTTGAATGACACTCAGGTTGAGGGTGGCGAATCTGACGCAGATCGCAAGTCGGTAGCAACGTTCTGGCGTGAGTTCTCGACAACCCGCCTCAACAACCAGCGGCGCGGTGCGATAATCAACGTTCAACAGAGGACACATACTGGCGACGTTTCTGGTATCATCATGGGCGGTCAAGAGGATTACGTCCAGCTTGTCGTTCCGATGCGCTATGATGCAACAAGGCATTGCGTAACCGTAGTTCTACCTCAGTACGATGACGATGAGCCCTGGCAGGACCCTAGGTCTGTCGAAGGCGAACTTATGTGGCCTGAACGCTTCAATGATGAAGAGATCAGGCGCATGGAAATCGGCCTCGGCAAGTACATGGCAGCCGGCCGACTTCAACAGCGTCCGGTGCCTGCGGGCGGTGGCATCATTCAATGGGAGTGGTGGAAGCCGTGGGACCAGATCGAAGCAAGATCATATGGCTTGGAATGGGGTTCGCCGCCCTGTGAGGTCTGTAACGGCGAGAAGACATACACGACACCATCTGGCCGGCTAAGGCTCTGCCAGCACTGTCAAGGGACAGGTGAAGAGCCTGGGAAGATTCGCAAGGAGTTCCCGGATTTCGATCTGAGGTTTGCAAGCCTCGATACCGCGTTCGGAGAGAAGGAAGAGAACGACTACTCCGCGCTCACGGTTTGGGGCGTCTGGCTAGACAAGAACAAGAATCGACGCCTGATGCTGATGTATGCGTGGAATAAGCGATTACCATTGCACGGGAGACAGTTGTCTTTCGATCCTGGCACGTCCGGGGATAAGGTCCGCAAGGCCCAAGATCAGGAATGGGGACTCGTGGAGCTAGTCGCGGATACCTGCAAGCGGTACAAGGTCCACCGACTATTGATCGAGGATAAGTCGCGCGGGACCGACGTTTCGAACGAACTGCACCGATTGTATGCCCGTGAGAACTTCGGGATCATGATGATTAACCCAACACGGGATAAGGTCTCGCGGTGTCACTCCGTTGTCCCGATGTTTGCGGACAACATGATTTACTGCCCTGAGACTGCGTGGTCGGACAAAGTTCGCGAGCAGATGTCTGAATTTCCTAAAGCAGATCACGATGATCTGGTCGATTCATGCCTGACTGGCAGCACTGGCATTGTAACGACACGTGGTATCGTAAGTATTGCGGAAGTAATCTGTGGTGATCTTGTTCTAACCCATAAGGGTAGGTGGCGCAAAGTTCTTAGGACAGGCTCTAGGATTTCAGATCACTATTATAGAGTCAAGGCTAAGGGCTTAGATCAGATTGAGATTACAGGCGAGCATCCGTTTCTAACGATGAGAGTGCGGTGCCCACAGACCGCTGGCAAAGAGTGTGTAGGGACTGCATGGAAAGCTACCAAAGAACTAGTCGCTAGGCCGACTTATGCCTTCCGCAGGAATGGCAAATTGGTACAATCTCAGCGGCGCGTTAATCACGACGCGCTTGTTATCCCAAGGCTTGCTGGTCAAGCCAAGGATAGGATTGATCTAGCGGAGGTCTGGGGTGACACTGTTACCCATGACGATCACAAGATTTATCATAAGCGCGCTCCGTTGGGTCGGTTCTCGTTTAGAGATGCTGAGAATATAATTCTTCTCGCGCAGCACCGTGAGCAAAAAGAAATTGCCGAAATGTACGGCGTTTCAACGGGTATGATATCCCTAATTGTCAAGGGTAAGGTCGGCCCTCTAAGAGAAAAGCAGCACCAAGATAGTGTTGGTAGATTTATCAGTCTTGATAGAGAGGCAGGATGGGTATTCGGACTCTATGCGGCAGAGGGTTGTGTAAGTAAACATTCCCAAGTGAAGTGGTCTTGTGATTACGAAGCGATCTCTAGAATCCAGACGTGGATAAATTCAACCTTCGGTAAAAGCGTTAAGATCACGAAAGGTAACGGTTGTTATTCAGTAGTTCTATCTTCCCTTCTCGTGACTCCAATTTTCATGGAGTTTGGCTATCTAGCCGAGAATAAGATAGTGCCGCAATGGGCTCTAGATGCTCCGTTAGACTTCGTCCAGGGCTTTATTGATGGGTATTCTTACGGCGATGGGTGCGCGGTTGGGAACCGCATTGCATTGACTTCTACATCTCAATCGTTGCTCTGGGGTGTTAGACTTATGCTGGCCAGATTAGGAATACCCTCTTGGTATCAGATCGATAAGGAAGAAGGCCCGCGCAAGGTATTTGGTCGAATGTCGGAGTGTCTAGAGGCATACCGGCTTGATTATGCTATCAAGGCGAAGCATAGCGGTGCCGTTGTGAGCGAAGACTACATAGGCACTCATATCGAGAAGATTGAGCGCGTCAATGAGAAAGCGATCGTCTACAATCTATCAGTAGAAGAAGATGAGAGCTACGTTACGGTTGGCGGGACTGTGCACAACTGCACGCAAGCTCTCAACTGGTTCCGCGAATCTGGTCTAGTGTATCGTGCAGATGAGGCGACTGCGATGGAGGAAGAAGAGGCGACGTGGCGGCCAAGGACGGAGAGCGTGGCGGCGCAATATGGGGTCTAATCATTCTCTCAAAGATCATTTCACGCGCAAGACCGGTTTCAAACGGGGTTAGGACTATCCTCATTCGGCTGGAATGGTCCAATACGCTCATCGTCGGCATCACAATCCCCCGCACTGGCATAAGGGACGAGACTGCGACCACTGCGGGGGTAGCGACTAGGCCACGGAGTAGAGAACGGCGGGTGAGGATCGTCATTTGTTAGCCTCTCGTAGCAAGATGTCTGCATGGCACGATTTTGGTGCACAGTAGCATATAAGGTCCTTGCCTCGCAACGGTTCTAAGTCAAGAGTAGGAAGCGTGTTGAGTTCGAACAGTCGGATTACCTCTTCGCGGTTGCCGTGCACGCCAATGCGGTAAGGATTACCCCACGGTGAACCTCGCCCTACATAGACTGCATCTGGCGGCGCGGTTCGTGCGTATTTGTTGTGGACTTTAGGCATGATTGGTGAGGGTGTGCATGATGGAATCTCCAAGGCGTACAGTTCGACCGATTCGCAAGGAAGTCAAGCCAAAGGGAATGTCCTACTGGCGCGTACCTAACAATGGCTACGTGCTCCCGAGGCTTCAATCTCCTGGCGTGGCTGACAAACTAGAGAGCGCAGTAGGCTTTTGGACGCCGCAGGGGCCAGACTTCGAAGGGTTGTGGGCGAAGAAGTGAATGGCTCGCCCAGTCTACTACCGCGTCCGTGTCCGTCGTGCAACAGAAACTTGGGTCGAAGTCGCCGCCTTATCCACAGAAAACGCCGAAGATGAGGCATTAAAAGTGCCTGGGGTCTTGAGCGTCTTTGGGAAGTCGGCTATACGTGTAGATGAGACGAATCGGCCGGGGAGACCTGAGGGGGTCCGGGATGAGTGAAGGAATTGTAGAGATTGGCGTTTATGCGCCACCATTCGAGCCCTTCCAGAAGATAGCACGCCTTAGCCGCGAATGCTACGTGCTCGAAAAAATTGATGGCACGAATGGGCAAGTTTACATCACCGAGGATGGCGACATCTTTGCCGGTAGTCGCACTCGCTGGGTAACTCCCGAGCAAGACAACGCAGGCTTTGCGAAGTGGGTACAGGGCAATAAGATGGACCTGCTAAGGCTTGGTCCTGGCAGGCATTTTGGTGAATGGTGGGGCGCTGGTATCCAAAGGGGTTACGGCCTCAAGGAAAAGCGGTTCTCGCTATTCAATGTGTCACGGTGGGGAGATGATGCGGTGCGGCCGGCGTGCTGCCATGTGGTGCCGGTGCTGTATCGTGGCGAGTTCGATACGCAGACGGTTCAGTATTATCTCGATCGGTTGCGCGAGCGTGGTTCATTGGCAGCGCCTGGGTTCAATCGTCCCGAGGGTATCGTAGTCTACCACACTGCGGGCAATCTCCTATTCAAGAAGACGATCGAGGACGACGCAACTCCGAAAAGTATGGTGGCGTGATGAGGATTGAAATTTCTGAGGATGAGGACGATTTCGTTCGCAGCACCTCATTCAAGTTGCCGTGGCGTCTAAGCACCAAGTATTATCCTACACGCTACGGTCGTGGTTGTCCTGCGATCGTTGACGCAGATGGGGCGGTGATCGTGCTCTTGGACCCGTCGAACAACGAATACGCGCCAGCCTGTAGCAAGGAAGCCGCAGAGGCGATTGTCAACTTGGCGTTCCGTATGCATGGGCTGGAAAAGTGAACATGAATGGCGAGCCGCAACCAATCCTCGTCTCTAATCCATTGGCGGATATGGTGTCTACCCTACTCAAGGACATTCAAGCGGGGCAGATTACATCAGTCGCGGTTGTCGCGGTCATGCGTCAGGGCGGGTGCGGATCGATGTACGCAGGCCCACAGCGCGGCGATCTGTTTATTGGGGCGTCGTCGTTGACCAAGAAGTTGCTCGCGGACATTGAGGCGCCGCAACCGAAGTCTTCGATTATACGGGCGGTCCCTGGTTGAAACGCCTCCTTGGCTGCATTGAAGTCTTTATAGGCGTAGGGATCGTAGTCGGGCTGGGGTACTTTGCGGTGTATGCGTTTCACCAGATGGCTGGGATGATCGCGGCGGGGTGGATTTTGCTATGAATGAGGAACAGAAAGATCATCTAGCGGTGAGAATTAAGCATCGTGATCAGTGTCCTTATGAGAAGGGGCACGATGATGGCGATGCTCTTGCTGGGTTTATGTTTGGGTTGGTGTTGTCATCAGCGATTTGGCTTCTGATCTTGGGGGTAACGCTGCACAAATGAACCGCCTAATCTCAGCCAAGTGGGTCTATCGAGACTTCGGTGGTGAGACTGATGAATTGGTAGTCCGTGTCCGGTTCGTGCGAGGGGATCGCGCGTGTGTCTCGTATGCGGAGAATATGTTCAGTAGGTCAATCCAAAGGGCGATGGAGAGTTACCGATGAAAGAGGTAATCTTCGTTCTGACGTTGCTTTTTCCGAAAGAGACGATCAACCCAGAGTTCCCATTCTACAATCCGTATTCGGTTGAATTTAGTTCGCCGCGAGACTGTGTGCAAGCCGAAAGACTTCTGGGGATGTGGCTTGATAAATCTCGTATTTTTGAGATTACTTGTAGTCGGAAGTTCGATGGGTTCCTTATCTCAAAGACGGAGAACGTAGAACAGGACCGCGAACTCAAAGACTAAGGTAGGGCGCGGATGATATCATGCAACGTGTATGCAAGTGTGGTCGCAAGATCGTGGCATGGTTGCCAAAGCGCAGGGGTGTGACAAGGCCTAATCGAGACCATGATCTGTGCCAAAAGTGTTGGAAAGCAGAGCAAGACAGGGAAAGGGTAAAACATGAGCGAGAAAGTCACAACGATTCACGTGCATACGGGCGACAAGGGCTGCAAGATCAAGATGCGCAGCTTTGATACGTGGGACTGTGAAAGTTGCGTCGAGGAAACTGAGACCTCGACCGAAGTGACGGTGCATCCTCACAAGTCTTGGACTGGTACGATTTCGGACAATGACACGATCGAGTACATCGAAGAGTTCGAGCCCGACGAAAGAGTGAACGAAAATGGAGTTAGTGGCCGAGGTTATTGATAGTCCACGTCTCCCTTCAAAAGATGAGGCTTGGCGTGATCTTTTGGACGCGATTGACAATCTTTGGGAAGCGCGATCTGACTGGATAAAGCCTGGGGGCAAGAAAGAAGTAGTTTCCGCGCTGCGACAGGTTGATTTATGTGGTAGCATTTTTCGTCAAGTCGTGTGGCAAGATGGGGGATGGAAGGAAAATGAGTGAGCATCTTTCCCACACATGGCTTCCGGCCGGGAGGGTTGATGAAACAATCTCGACCAAGGATCGCAAGCCCGTGAAGTGGGAGTGGTACTATTGTAAAGACTGCGGGCATCCTGGGTTTTCTCGGGATGCTAGCCGTGTGGTGGCATGGTTGCCGATGCATTCGGTGAGCGTATGAGCGACGAAGTAATCTCCAATCTCAAGGCGCTAGCCTCCGCATACGAAGGCAGTTATTTTCCAAACGGGACTGGCGAAATTTCAATTGAGGTTGTCTGCGCAGATGCGATTGCCGAGATTGAAACCTGTCGTGGAGCAATCAGGATGGTGAAGGGTTCGGTAGCATTTGCTACGCTTCCTCTTGCCGACTTTATCAGGCCAGCGAAATGAGCGCGGACGTTGTTGAAGAGTTAAAGAAATGGGCTGGCCTAAAGGCTGGTGACACCGTTGACTTTGCTCCTGGGAATTGGGGCGATGCGCTTCATAAAGTCTTGGTGGATGCGATTGCCGAGATCGAGAACCAACGCGACTTGGTTGCTGGGATGACCAAGGCCCTCGATATCATGAAGGATTCGATTGCGTTCCAGACCAAAGGCCACTCGTTTGGAAGCGGCGAGACTTACAACGTGCTTGAAAAGAAATGGCAGGGATCACCACCAACGGACAAGTCTCCGATCGCGCGGGCAACTGTAGACGGTATTGCAGAATATAAAAAAGTTTATGCTAGCTTGAAACTTGGGACTAGTTGACCGACGTACCAATTGATTTAGGACAGAATTATCGCTATCCGGCGCCTCCCGCACTAGAAGGGGCGAGTATCACCGTCATTGCAGACGGGATAGATGCGCCGTCTTTCGACCCATCGGACGGCACGACACAGATAGATTTGCCGGATGGTAGCGTACAGATCACCTTTGGCGAGCCGGAAAAGAAAAAGCGCACGTCCACCGGGTTCAATGACAACCTCGCCGAGGACCTAAGCGATTCCGATTGCGCGTCCATCGCGGAAAAGCTATTACTCGGCATAGACCAAGACGTTCAAAGCCGTTCCATGTGGCTAGAGAACATGGCGAACGGCATCTCGCTCTTAGGTCTGGAGATCAAGAACCCTCGTGGCGCCGCAGCGTCCGGGGCAACCCCACAAGAGGGTGTAAGCACAGTAGATCATCCGTTGCTCCTAGAAGCGGTGCTACGCTTTCAAGCTAACGCACGTGGGGAATTGCTCCCTACCGATGGCCCGGTCAAGGTCCGAAACGACGGCGAAGGCAACGAGCTAGCAGATAAGCTCGCTGACGCCCTCGAAAAGGACATGAACCACTATTTAACAAAGGTAGCGAAGGAATACTACCCGGACACCGACAAGTTGCTGTTTATGGTCGGGTTCTCGGGGATAGGCTTTAAGAAGGGTTTTCATTGTCCGATTCGGCGGCGGCCGGTCATTGAGAGTATCGATTCCAAGGACCTGATCGTAAGCAATGCCGCGACGAACCTGGAAGGCGCAGGGCGGGTAACCCACCGGATCATGATGCGTCCGCCCGTGTTGCGCAGGATGCAGTTGTTGGGCGCATACCTCGACATCAAGCTTCATAACCCTGGCATGCCGGCAGTCCAGAACCCGGTCGATACCAAGATCAATCAAACGCAGGGCATTGCACCTCCGACCTACGTTGAGAACGAGGAACAGGACCGCGAGCTTTACGAGTGCTACTGCGAAATCGAAGTTCCCGGCTTTGAGCACGAAATCGACGGCAAGCAAACTGGGCTTCCGCTTCCGTACAAGGTAACGATCGACCGCGAATCACGGCGCATCCTTGAAATCCGTAGGAATTGGGCGGAAGACGATGAGTTCTGTATGCCGCTCAACAGGATCATCGCGTATATCTTCATTCCTGGCCTGGGCTTCTATGGGATAGGGCTTCTGAATGTCCTAGGGAATGCGACTAAGGCGGTAACTGCGGCATGGCGTCTGATGATCGACGCCGGCATGTTCGCAAACTTCCCTGGCTTCCTGTACCTCAAGAACCTAGCCAAGCAGTTAACGAACCAATTCCGCATCCCGCCCGGTGGTGGCATGGCGATCGATGCGACAGGTCCGAACGCCGATGTGCGCCGGATGATTATGCCACTCCCGTATAAAGACGCAAGCCCAGTCTTTATGCAGTTGATTGAAAATGTAGTCCAGACTGCGCAGCGTGTCGGTGGAACCGCAGAGCTACAGATCGGGGAGGGGAAGGCTGACGCGCCAGTA